GGTTCTACTGGTTTAGCAGGAGCAGGAGTAGGTTTAGTGGGTTCTACTGGTTTAGCAGGAGCAGGAGTAGGTTTAGTGGGTTCTACTGGTTTAGCAGGAGCAGGAGTTGGTTTAGCAGGTTCTGGTTTCGGTGACACACCAGGTTTAGGAGGTGTTGGCGGTTGCGCTTCTGGTGTTTTCTCTGCCGGTTTTGGTTTTGCAATTACTGCAACTGCTCGTCTATTTCGTTTTGTCGCCTCATTAAAGACATTCATCACTTCATCGTGGCGTCTTTGATTTGCTTGTTGTCTCTCATTCTCAAACTTAATTGAAGAATGATTGTCTTTGATCTGAGACTCACGAGTCTTGACCATAAAAGAATAGATATTTTCTAGTATCTCTGTTGCTTTTCTAGAATCACCAGATCCATGACCTTGATTCATCACATTATCAAATCGATGAATTCTTTTTCTATTTGCAAAGTAATCAATATCTTCTTTGCTTCGACCAGTCATTCTACCAAGTAATGCAGGACCTATTTTTGATCCACCAGTTAACTTAGATGCAATGTTCAACGGATCGAATTTCTCTTTAAGACCCACCATAGACGCCTGCATCCTATCAGATATGGCACCTTTAATAGAACCACCGGACATTAAATTATTAACAATTAATGCCGATAGTCCTGTCTTTCTTGTTCTTGCCGCCTCGTGATAGTTCATCTAATTCTTCGTTCGTTTAACTTCTGTTTTAGTTTTAGATTTTCCTCTTCAATATACTGAATTAACATACCAACATAAATGTCTCGTTCCCACGGCATCATATTCTCTAGTTCAGTTAGACTATACTTATGATGTTGCATCAAAGAAAAATTAGTTTTATAATAGTTTCTAAGATTCTCATGACCAAATATTATTCGAAAAAACTTTCGAGTCCTTGTACATCAAGTGAGTGTTGAAACCCACATTTCATACAGCGCATTTCAATCTTCTTTTCTAACTTAGGTAAATCAGAAAAGAATTCTTCAATCTTTTTGAATTGATTTGTATTGAGTGATTCGATGAACTCAACTAATTCTTCTCTCGGTGTTTCTCTTGCATAATACATCTGTTCGCCATCGTAAATGTAATCAACAGAGTCTGCAATCATTTCAAATGCAATATCAGAAATACTTTCAAGATTAGATAATCGAGATACGATTGAGTATTCTGGATACTTTAACTTCATCGACACTTTATCGGTGATCTGAATAACATCATCACCATCTTTGATGTTGGTTACTTTAATGTCTAGAATGTTGAATTCAGATTCCATGATGTTGCCACACGAACTCTCCTCAACGATATTATCACATCGATATTTGTTCTCTACCATTTCGCCAACTGATCTGGCACGAAGATTTAGAAAATAGAATTCAACATCAATCACGGGTAATCGATCAATGTCAACACCTTTCGTGAGTGTGCAGTTGTATATTACTTGTCGAATGTTTCTTTCGATTGACTCTTTGTCATTTGACTCCATTGCCATCAAAAGATTCTTCTGTTCTTTTACTAGAAATGGTCTAAACGTAATCTCTTTTTTACTCAATGGTAATGTAAGATTATATATTGGTGTATCAATTTTCGGTAATGCCACAATTCACTCCTTTATTTTAAAAACCCGCGGCTGTAGCTATAGATGGTACTGAAATTCCTGTTGCACCTTCTGCTGCGCCTCTAATGACAGAATCAAGTGGAGAAATCTGCCCAGTCTCAAGGAATTGCATCGCAAGACCTTGTATAGAATTGTTTTTCCATTTTGTAAATGCAAATGTAATTGTCAACTTATGGTATCCATCAGCAGACCAATCTAGTGACATTTCGTTCATTGCAATCGGAAATGCTTCGATTAAGTCAACAGAGTATGAAACTTTATTGCGAACATCATACTGATTAATTCTGATATTACTTGCGTAACTCTTCTTATACTTAAAGTTATATGTCACAGATGGATTGATATACTCTAACCATGCGTCAAAGAATAACTTCTCTTCCATCTTATCGGTACAGATAAACGTCAGACTGATATCATTAAAAGTAGTCTGATATGGAAACTTCTCTTCTGGTCCATAAATCTTTTGTGTAGTTGTCGCAATCGATCTACCAGGCAGATCGGTACTTTCACATCGATAGTTGAGTGCTTTGGATATAGTAATATACGGTGCTAATCCAACTGGAATTGGAATGAATACGTCAAACTTATTAGGTCTGGCTAATTCAGTTCTAAAACTAGCCTTGAATTCTGCAATAGATCCGGCCATTACGTTGTCCTTCTAATTTGATCTCGTGAATCTTTATGTACTCTTGACACAGGTGCTTTCTTGAACTGATGAGTTGGTAGAAAGAGTGCCGTCTCCCACTCATGAGGTTTCACAGTCATAATTTTAGAAACAATATGTGATGTCAAATATCTTTTAATACAAGGTCTGAATTCTTTATATCGATTCGTTGCATTCAAAATATCATAGGTTACTCTGAGTCTCATCGGATCATCATCTTTGTTCATAATTGCAAAGTTCATGAGTTTATCCATGAATGTTGCTCGCATTGTGATTGGTAGATAATGAAGATTGAGTCCTAGAAATCCATCTGGATACTTCTGCAACGGTATCACAAGTGGAAATATATCATAGTATGGCAACTCTTCTTTAGTCTTTGGATCATAATAGTAATGATACAGTCCACCCATTAGAAATCTTTTACCCTGGCGATCCCGTTCGACTGCAATCTCTCTTGCAAGTCTAGTTGGATTTTTCATACCTTGAATTTGATCTTTATACCATGCAATCGACTTTCTGGATAGAAATTCTAATTCTAGTCCAGTCTTTTGTTGTGCTAATGTTGTTAGGGTAGATGCTTTCATGAATATATTTATGTTGATTATTTAATCCCAAGATCATACTCCGTTAACACCTTAAATGTCCATCCGCGATCAAGACAGTATTCAGATGCTGCTTTCCACTTTGCTTCATTTGTACCCCAGGTGACAACTTCGTTAATGTATTGTTTTGTCACTCTAGACTTCTTAACTGGAGGTTTTGTTTGTCTCTCTGGTTTGACTTCGATCATCATCACTTTAGTCGTACCATCTTTCTGTTTGAATCTGACTAGAAAGTCTGGAAAGTACCGATGCATCTTACCATCAATCGGTGATTTATATGGTACGAATAACTCCTCAGATGCCCATTCGATAACACTATCGTTGGTGTCAAGCCAACTCATAACTCGGCATTCCCACGTTGATCGGTAGATAATATTATGTGGATCGCCACGATATTTGCGTGGATTTCTAGGAGTAAATTTGCCCTTGTATGACATATAAATATAATATATATCAATCCCTATATGGAAAAATATGGATCTCAGTTTAAAAAGCATTGTTTCTTCTGTAACGGGTGATTCCATAACAGGTGGAGTTAGTGGACCATTAAGTTCATTATATAAAAACAAATATCAGAGAGCAACTTATCAATATCCAAGAAATCTCGGCACAGATTCGTCTCGTAGACATTACATAAACTTTACAATTCTTGAACCAGATCCAAAATACAATAATGAAATTGGAAATAATCTTCAAAAAACAGGCAAACAATTAGTTGATAATTTAGAGAAAGATGCAACAAAAATTGCAGCTGATGCAGCAACTCTTGCTCTCGATTCTTTTATTCCTGGTTTGGGAACGTTAGGTAGAGATTTTTTAAGTGTAGCTAAAAATTTAGGTAGTGGTACATCTGCTGCAATTCAAACTATTGCACAGGCTGATGTGGTGCGTAGACCAAGAACGTACATCAATCTTTATGTTCCTGATACCGTACAAGTTAATTATAGTGCATTTTATACTGAACAGAGTTTGACCGACGCATTAGGCACTCCATATTTTCTGGCACAAGCTGGTTCATCGGTAATTAATGCTGTTGGAAATCTGACATCGGGTGGCACACCATCTGTGGCAAATATTTTGAATGCAGCTGGTAATGATCCATATCTTCGTCAATTTGCAGGAACTCTATTAGGAAAAGCAGGATTAGTTAAAGATGGTCAAGCAGTATCACAATTATTAAATCGAGGAATTGGACAAGCTATTAATCCACAACTGCAAGTCTTGTTCCAATCCGTTGGATTTAGAACATTTCAATTCGATTTTACATTAACACCATATAGTGCAGAAGAAGCGTTAGCTATTGAGAAAATTATATACGAATTCAAATATGCATCAGCACCAGAGATTAATAAAAATGGTGTGTTCGGAACACAAGGTATGTTCTTTAAAGTTCCTGATATGTTCAAAATTAAATTCTTTTACAACGGTGAAGAGAACAGAAGAGTAAATAGAATTACACAATGTGTGTTAGAAAATATGTCAGTGGATTATGCACCAATTGGTTGGGCAACATATGATGGTGGTGAACCAGTTCAGACTAAACTCTCCCTACAGTTTAGAGAAATTGAGATTGTGGATAAGACTAGAATCGAGGATGGTTACTAATGTTATACTTCGATACCTTACCTAAAGTTTTAAATAAAGATCAGAATGGTAATTATATTCTTCTGACAAATCTCTTAGCAAGAGCAAGAATTCTAGAAGATTTGCAAGACAATGCAATTGTATTTTATAAGTACAATATTCAGGAAGGTGATACACCAGAAACTGTTGCACACAAGTATTATGGAGATCCATACAAGTATTGGATCGTTATGTATTCGAATCAATTGATGGATCCATTGTGGGATTGGCCGATGAACTATCAGACATTTACTGATTACTTGATTGCAAAGTATCAAGCGGAGTTTATTAGATTATATAACTCAACAAATTATCCTGTTACAATAGAATCTTTAAATTTAACTGAAGATGAGTTGAATAAATTAGTTTACGCATATGTCCAATCTACGGTTTATAGGTACGAAAAGATTACCACTACAACTGATTTAGAATCGGATCTTGTTACAGTAACAAAAAACTCAATCGACTTTGATGATTACTATGCACTGGCAGAATCTACAACGACATATGATATTCCAGGTGGCACACAAGTTACTGTTGCAATATCTAAGAACATCGTATACATATATGACTATGAAAATGATTTGAATGAAAGTAGACGAGAGATTAAGTTATTAAATCAAGCATTTGCTGGTGATATGGAAGAACAATTTAAAATTCTTATGAGAACATAATGCCAATATCTGATACTGGCGTATCGAATGAAATACCAGCCAAGGCACCATCAGGTATTACAGTTCCTGATGAATACTCACTCACATCTATAGATTTAATTGCAACTAGACAAACTGTTAGTCTTAAATCTATGATGGTAGAACTGTCATACTTTGAAGATATCACACGCGGTACGATTACTGGTATGATTTTAATCAGTGATTCCATCTCGATGATAGACAGATTAGGTATGAATGGATCAGAATTCCTTCATCTCAAATTCAAAAAAGGTCAACAATCTGCATATGAGATTGACAAATACTTTAGAGTTTATCGTGTCGGTGAAAGGGTTATTCAAAACAATTTAAGTGAAAACTACACACTACATTTCTGTTCAGAGGAATTGTTTCTATCAGAACAGATGAAGATTAGTAAATCTTATACTGGTCAAGAAATCTCATCAATTGTATATAATATTTTAACTGATATGATGCAGATTAGTGACGGATCACAAAGAAAAGTTCTTGTTGGAAGAACAAAAGGTCTATATGATTTTGTTTTAGGTTATAGAAAACCATTCGAGTTAATTAATTGGTTGGCAAACTATGCATTACCTGCCAAGGGTGAGGGTGCAGATTATGTATTCTTTGAGAACTCAGAAGGTTTCAATTTCGTATCACTTCAAAATCTATTCAAACGGGAAACATACGCAAGGTATAAGTACACACCAAGAAACGTTGGTGATGACGGTGCATCTAAAGAACTTGGTATTGGACTGATTGGTATCAAGTCGTATAATATTCTTGATACTTTTGATTCGTTGTATGGAACAACGATGGGTGTCTTTGCAAATAAAGTATTAACTATTGATCCTTTGGCGAGAACGTATAATGCGACAACATTTGATTATAACAATTACTTTAAAAAAGGAATTGCACTAAACGAAGGTTCAGTTCTCGGTAATATACAGAATAGATTAGGTAAAAGAGCAAATGAAAATTATGATTCTGTATTTAAAGTGTTAACTACAAACACCAACCATAAACAACTTCCTCTTGTTGTCAATGAATCTATTCAACATGGCGTTGCAAATGATGTTAGGGCAGAAGTGTGGGTGCCAAATAGAACAGCACAACTCGCATTACTTAACTATTCAAGAGTCAGAATTCTATTATCAGGTGATCCAAATCTGACAGTTGGAACTAAGATTGAAGTTATACTGCCATCCCAAAGAGGACCTGATGGATCAGGAAACAATGCTGGTGAAAAAGATGAGTATCATTCTGGTACATATATAGTAACATCTGTTAGACACATTATTGGTGTCAACAATAAATATGAAACGGTGTTAGAAGTGGCAAAAGATTCGTTTGGTGCAGCAGCATCAACATATGATGACAACTCAATAAGTAAGGTGATAAATCAATGACATTTAGTAATAGAATGGGGCATGATGGATTTATATGGTGGATGGGTGTAGTTGAAAGACGAGATGATCCACTTAAACTAGGTCGCCTGAAAGTTAGAATCTTTGGATGGCACACCGACGATTTAAATCTAATTCCGACAAATGATTTACCGTGGGCATTACCTATGCATCCGGTCACCGGTGGGACTAAAATGTTCTCAACGCCAGTTCTAGGTGAATGGGTTATTGGTTTCTTTACTGATGGTATGGGTGGGCAATCACCTGTTGTAATGGGTTGTTTGCCAGGATTGAAGGTGAACTTTAACTCATCTAAAGGTTTCTCACCGCAATTCAATGATACTATTCAGGAAACTTAACTATGGCACAAACATTAGCCAGTGCAATTAATGGAATTCAGAGTACAATAGTTGAAACTAGGAATACTCTAATACCATATTTACCAGATGGTATATCTTTTAGTGCAGTTGGTGCTCAGACAACACCGCCAATCTCAAGATCATTCATGGGTGGTACTGTTATTGCAAAAACTAATAGTGATTTGGCACATTCATGTGACTTTAAGTTTTCAATAAATCTAGCGACAGATTTGAATCTAGGTGTAATTGAAAATCCAGTAACTCTGATAAAGAAATCGATTGCTGATAGTAGAAATGCTGCTGCCGCACTTATTCGTTCATTGATTGGTCAGGCAATAGATGCATTTAGACTATCAATCAAAGGAATTATCGTAGCACTAAACTTTGATCCTTCCGGATTAATATCATCAGCAGTATCTGTTGCAAAGAAATATATCAGACTGATCAATGAAAAATTAAAAGAAGTTGCTGAATATGTAGCGGCAGCAATATTGTATGAGACTTTGATATTTCAAATTCAAGAAATCATTAGCTTTATCACAACATTACCGGCAAAAGTTCTTGCTTTAATTCAAGAATGTTTTGTCAATTTTACAAATGGTGTTAAAAATGCAGCAGCACAAGTCGCTGCACTACCTGGTGCAGTGGTCGCATCCACTGCTGCAGCGGTTGGTGGAGTAGCAAGTCAGGTTGTGGGTAGCGTAGTAAACGAAGTGGCGAGTACGGTGTCTGGAGTCGTAGGAACCATAGCCCTAGCATCAGAGGCAGCACTCTCTGTGATTAACAAAAAGGTTGCAGATGCCAATGTTCCTGCTTCTTTAATTGCAGTTGTTAATTCACCATCAACTGCAAATGTTGATAGTTTATCAGCATATATCACAGACACATATGTTAATCAAGATGTTAGTTTAAATGCTGGATTCGATTCAGCAAATACTACGCCACCGTGAGGAAGTAAATGGCAAATAAACCAGACTTTTGGGATGGATGGTCAGAACCTGAATCGCCAGCGAGTGAAGAATTCCCACCAATGTATCCATATAATGCGACATGGAATGGTGAATCTGGTCATTCTATTCAATTGGATGATACTCCAAATAGAGAACGTGTTCGTATAGAACATAGAACAGGTACTTTTATTGAGATGCATCCTGATGGATCAGAAGTGCATAAAGTATATGGTAATGGTTATGAAATTACAATTCAAGATAAGAATGTTTTAGTTAAAGGATCATGTAATATTAATGTTGAGGGTGATGTTAATATTCATGTCAAAGGTGATAAGACAGAGTATGTTGAGGGTAATTATGATTTAAAAGTTGGTGGCAATTATTCTAAATTAGTTAATGGTATTGCAAACATTACTGCAAAGAATGATATGGAGATTCGTGCCGGTGCAACACTATTAGGATCACTTAAATTAACCGCGGGTGATGTTATCTCACTCAGAGGTGATTTGAACGTCGATGGTGAAATAACGGCAGACAAGATTACATCAAGTGGAAGAATTGATGCATTGGCAGGAGTTAGTGCAGGTCCTTTAGGTTTTGTATCAGTAACTGGTGGTTTGGCGATTGGTATACCTGTTGCAATTCCTACACAGATAAATTGTATTGGTATGATAAACGCAGGTATATCTCTTAATGCTGTAACATCAGTAAATGCACCATTAGCAAACTTTGGTACAATGTCAGCAGTTATGATGACAGACATAGTTAATACAACACTTTATGACTCGCATATACATATATCACCTAAAGGACCAACAGGTCCACCTATTCCATCGATGGTTTAAGGAATAAATTATGGCAAGTATTTTTGGTAGATTATCTTTTCCTACTGATTTGAGTAATAGTACAATATCGTACTCAAACTCAACGATTAAACACATGAATGCTATTCCAAAATTATTGAGTGATTGGCAATATTCAGACATTGCTAGTAGTAATACTGGTGCATACTATCAAAATCCAGTTGCGAATTCTGCTAATTTAATTTTATCCATCTCAACACAAGTGTTTGCAAACAGTAGTGGTACTATTGGTATAACATCAGTTGCTAATGCTTCAAACAATCTAGTTAATACTGCCAATAATTTTATTGCACACACCAATAGAATATCTGGAATGGTTGAACCTAATGCTGATACTGGATCATTACCTCATCTTTCAACGGCTATAGCTATTGGTAGAACTTTATCGTATGTGTGCTTTCAAAGTGACGGTGTGACAAATAATGCACCTATGATTGGGAACTTTAGTAGTCTTTATACCGCGAACAATCTTGCGGATTACTATACTGTTATTAGAACTTATCCAAATGTCATAGCAAACACAATTTATTATGAACCTGATGTAGCAGATCCACAGATTATGTTAAAAAAGAGTAATCTTTCTGCCGGTTTAGTTACCACGATTACTACAAATCTAAATACAATAAACACATATATGTCCGGAAAAGAGGCATCGGATGTCAATTTCTTCAATCAATCTAAATCTATTGTTGCTGAAGTAAATGCCGGACAGAAATTCTCTGGTATGGGTGAAACAGAAAAATATCTAGTTAACACTTTAATTGGAACAGATAAACTAAAACAAAGAATCGCGGGTACTACTACAGGTGGTGGAGATATAACCACTACAGTACCTGGTATACCAACTATAGGCACAGCGACAAGAACTGGTAGCCAAACAATTCAAGTTGCGTTTACTGCACCAACAAACACAGGTGGTAGCGCAATCACTGGTTACACCGTTACTTCTTCACCCGGTAATATTACTGCGACAGGATCCACAAGTCCAATCACAGTATCTGGTCTGACAAATGGAACTGCATATACATTTACTGTGACTGCGACAAACTCAGTTGGAACAAGTTCTGCCAGTTTTGCAAGTAATTCTGCCACGCCGTATACATTACCATCTGCACCAACTATTGGTGCCGCAACAAGGTATGCAAGCCAAGCAGTTAACGTAGAATTTACTGCGCCGAACAATGGTGGCAATACAATCACTATTTATACTGTCACATCTTCACCAGGTAATATTATTGCGGCGGGAACTACGAGTCCAATTACTGTGACTGGATTAACTAACGGAACTGCTTACACTTTTACTATCACCGCAACAAATGATGCTGGTACGAGTTCTGCAAGTTCTGCAAGTAACTCAGCAACACCTTATACAGTACCCGCAGCGCCTACTATTGGTACTGCAACAAGATCGGCAAGTCAAAGTGTACAAGTCACGTTCTCTTATCCTGACGGAGGTGGTAGTGCAATTACTGGATATACTGTTACATCTTCTCCTGGTAGTATAACAGGAACAGGATCTACAAGTCCAATTACTGTGACTGGATTAACTAACGGAACTGCCTATACATTTACTGTAACTGCAACGAATGCTGCGGGTACAAGTTCCGCAAGTTCTGCCAGTAATTCTGCAACACCATACACAGTACCTGGTGCACCAACTATAGGTACTGCAACAAGATCTGGCAGTGGAGCTGTACAAGTTACATTTACTGCACCAGCAAGCACAGGTGGCAATACAATCACTGGATATACTGCTACATCTTCTCCCGGTAATATTACAGGAACAGGATCTACAAGTCCAATCACAGTATCTGGTTTGACTAATGGAACTGCCTATACGTTTACTATGACTGCAACGAATGCTGCGGGTACAAGTTCTGCAAGTTCTGCTAGTAATTCTGCAACACCTTATACAGTTCCAGGTACGCCTACGATTGGCACTGCAACATCAACTGGACAAACAACTGCAACGGTTGCCTTTACTGCTCCTGCGTCAGATGGCGGTTCAACGATTACATCTTACACGGCAGTATCTTCTCCAGGCGGTGTAACAGGAACACTATCTCAAGCAGGATCTGGTACTATTTCTGTGAGTGGATTAACTGCGGGTACTTCCTACACATTCACAGTATATGCGACAAACGCTGGCGGTAATAGTTCATCTAGTTCTGCAAGCAATAGTATAACAACATCACAATCCGCACCTAGTTCTGTTGAATATCTAGTTGTCGCTGGAGGTGCAGGAGGTGGTGGTGCATCAGGAGGTAGAGGAGGTGGTGGTGGTGCTGGTGGATTGTTAACATCCACAGTATCAGTTTCTGCTGGAACTCCATATAGTATTACTGTCGGAGGTGGCGGTGGTGGATCAAATGGCGTGAACGGTAGAGGTAGTCCTGGTAATCCATCAACATTCTTTAATATAACATCAACTGGTGGTGGTGGCGGAGCAGGTAATGATGGCGGCGGCACAGGACCAGGATTACCAGGAGGATCTGGAGGCGGTGGACACTATGATGGTTCCGGTGGACCAGGAATAGGAGGTCAAGGTTATCCAGGCGGTCCAGGAATAACTAATCCAAACTTCGGATCAGGTGGAGGTGGAGGAGCTGGTGGAGCAGGAACAGGAGGAAACACTACATTTGGCGGACCTGGCGGACCTGGTCTTGCACCAGGCATAGCAGGACCGGGTATATTTTACGCTGGTGGTGGAGGTGGTCAGATTGATCCAGGCACTCAAGGTTCAGGAGGATCAGGTATAGGCGGTTCTGGTGGTGGACAAAATCCTGGTGCTTCATATACAGGAAGTGGTGGAGGTGGAAATGGTACTGGAGGTACTGCTGGCGCAGGAGGACCTGGAGTTGTAATTATTGCATATCCGACAGCATTTACTGCACTATCATCAATCAGTCCTGGACTATCTTATGATACTCCAGGTGGAAGACCAGGTTATAGAGTGTATAGATTTTATGGTGGTTCTGGACCAATACAATGGTAAGTATAAATAAAAGATGGCAACCACACTAACAAAACTTTACTCTGATTTGGACTTTAGTTTTACTAAAACCCCTGGTCGGAATGACATTGCACTCAGTTATGATGACATGGCTGTGGTACGGGCTGTCCGTTATTTACTTCTGACTAAACACTATGAGAGACCATTTCAACCAAATTTGGGATCTGGTATTGAACAATTATTATTTGAACCAATTAGTCCAATCACCGCGGCAACATTAAAGACTGAGATAGAATCAGTTATAACAAACCATGAACCAAGAGTAAGTCTCGTTCAGGTTACTATTGACGAAGACATAGATAGAAATGCATATTCAATAACGATTGAATTCTATATTGGTAATAATGTACAAACAACATCAGTCAATCTTATCTTAGAGCGAACACGATAATGGCATCAGCAAACTCTGGTCTTCAAATTACCAATCTAGACTTTAATTCTATTAAAGATAGTTTTAAGACGTTTCTGCAACAACAGGATAAACTTAAAGACTATAACTATGATGCATCTGCACTATCCGTTCTAATCGATCTTCTTGCATACAACACTCAATATAATGCATACTATTTAAATATGGTTGCAAATGAGATGTTTCTCGATTCTGCTGTACAAAGAAACTCTGTAATTTCTCATGCGAAGTTGTTGAACTATATGCCATCTTCTGCATCTGCACCACGTGCAACTGTTAAGATTACGGTTAATGGTGTATCCGATGCGTCTCTGACATTACCTAAATTTACACCATTCATTTCTGAAGCAATTGATTCTGTTAACTATACTTTTGTTACGACAGATGCATATACAACTAATGTAACTGCGAATACTGCAATCTTTGATGATGTTAGTATCATTCAAGGAACTTCTGCATCATATAGTTTCACAGTCAATAAGACTACGAATCCAAAGTTGACATTTGATATTCCAGATTCCACAATCGATACATCGACGATTGTTGTTAATGTACAAGAGTCTTCTACTAATTTGACATTTGAGACATACACACAAGTTTCAGATTACTTGGCACTAGGTCCTTCGACTAAAGTTTACTTCTTACAAGAAGGACTAAACGGAAAGTATCAAATCTATTTCGGCGACGGCATTTTAGGCTACGCACTTAAAGATGATAATGTTGTCAATATCACATACGTTGCAACAGACGGTACTGTTTCATTTGGTGCCAATAGTTTCTCAATAATGTCCAGAATTGTTGGTTATTCTAACGTGTCAGTATCTTCTGTTTCTGCTGCAACTGAAGGCAAAGATAAAGAAACAATTAATTCTGTCAAGTATACTGCACCAAAAGCATACTCTGCACAGGGTAGAGCAGTTACCAAAGAAGACTATATGTATTTGATTCAGAAGAATTCGACTGCACTACCTATTCAATCGGTTACTGTTTGGGGTGGTGAAGAGAATGATCCTCC